ATGACTTCTAATAAAATCTGCTTATACACTAAGCAACCATTTGATGATGCAAACATGAAATCTGGAGATCATATTTTTATAGCGGCAATCGGCGGGAAGAAAAAGTTGCCTAAAGATTATGTGTCCCATGAAGCAAACAACTATTTCTCAAAATTAGAAAAGCATTTCTCAAGGGATTCATTTATATCAATAATACGTCAGTTTGAAGGTCCTGGCAAACGTGGGAAGATTCATGAAAATAAAGCATCAAAATCAAACATTTGTGTAATATCAAACAATAACGAAGCGGGAAATGAAAAGTTTTCATTAGGATATATTAAATTAGGAAAACCATATGTCATTAACCACTTTATTTTCACCTTTGATAAAGAAGATATGAATATTTCACTCGACCCCACATTAATTGATAAAGATTCAAGTCACGAACAAGCAATACAAAATTTAATTACAGAAGTAAAAAAACACAGTAAATATACTTTAATATTCTCAAGAGTACTACCGAATAATTTAGCGCTTTTCGGAGTCTCCGATAATCAATGGTTTTTGGCTGTTAGAAATGATGGAGCAGTATCCAAGGCAGAAGAATATATTGAAAGGATCATGACTTCAAAAGAAGTTGATATGAAAAGCTCTAGGGAAGATTCTAATCAAGTAACAATTCATCAAGACTATCACATAGATTCAAATATAGTTAATCGTATTATTGCAAAGATGGCATTTAACTACTTAGCCTATGAAAAAGGCATTGATTTCGCATTAGAAGCCAACTTTGATCCAGTCCGCAACTGGATATTGACAGGTACCGATACTAAACAATCATTCGTTGATATGATTCCTAATGATAATGAGCAAGTTAGACAGCTAATACCGCTTTTGCCGGATAAAGCTCATTATATAGTCATTTTTCAAGATAACAATAATATAAATTCAATTGTTGGCTTTTATGGAGAAACCTATACTCATGTTATAAATCTAGGTCAACTTGAACCAGGAAGAAAAGCTATAACAAATCCTCTAGTGTTCATTTGTGATTGGAAGAATCAAAAGTCCGAATATACACTTCTAGAGCATCTTTCTTCAATTGACGATGTTTATTGATATGTAATATAAACAACCCACTAATTTGTATATGAATTAGTGGGTTGTTTAAATAATATCAATGTCTTTTACTTATACTTCTTAAATAATCTAGTCTTGCTACATTAACTAGAAATAAACTTCGTATACTTCTTTCCCGCCGACATCCACTGTTTGCCGCCTACGTTATACATTCCATTCTTCATTGCATATACCTTATATGATTGTCCCTTTTTAACTGTCTTAACGACCTTTGCTGAAAAGCTAGCATCTTCTCTGACATTCAAGATATTAACCAAAACTTTTACGATGCCGATCTGCTTCTTTTCACTAGTAGAATCCGATGTCTTTTGAGGGGTACTATTAATAGAAGGAACTGCTGCAACTTTATTGTTTTTAAACAATGGAAACGCACCTTTTTGAATCTGACTGATACTTAAACCACCGTCATACTGAATGTGCGGGTAGTCTCTAAAAGATGCCCAGTCTCCCCCCCAAGTGAAGCCTAACTCCTTTGCAATTGCTGCTGCGCGTCTCCATTTTGCCCCGACCACCCAATCAATATTCTTTCCATATCCATCACAGTTCACAAAGTCGAGGGCTAGCTGATAATTATGAAAGCTACTGCCTGGCAATGCGTTAGAAACCTTTTTCACTTTTGGATTGTCATACTGTTTTCCTTTATATACATAGCTGGATCGACCTTTTCCATAAATGACTGCTTGATCTTCCATTGTTCTGAGTCCATCCGTAAAAACAATGAACACATCTTCTTCCCAGCATCGTCTTATTAATTCCTCTGCTAGTTTGTGTACTCTCGGGTGTGTCATGCCAGACTTGTTGCGTTTAAAAGCTTCTTTCATAAAGTCTTGAATTGATAATTTATTCATTGTGGTATTCCCCTTTCCCTTGTTCCGTTGTCTTACCGAAGTAGAAACTAATAACGGAGATGATGGCTGTCTGGATGAACTGGACTTCGAGGTTACCCATGACGGACAACACGACGAATAAAGCCAATGTCCCGAGCGCAATAATCTTCCTTACTTCAATTAAGTTGGCTAGTTTTTTCTGCATGTTGTTCACTCCTATCTAGTTAATGGAAAAAGCCCACTCGAATAAGTGGGCGGTTGTCTGTCGAGGCGTGGCGGCCTCTGTGCAATATTCATATCAAACCGTGTAAGGCTTGATTATATATAAAGCTGCAATACAGCCTTATCTAGTTATGAGAAGATGTTGAACAATGCCTGTACGATTAGATACAGGATTCCTCCAGTGCCACCGACCTTCAAGAGGATGTCGGTATGGCGTTCGATCTTAGTTTTAGTAAGCTCGTGCTCGCGTTCCTTTTCCTTGTCACTAAAAACACCAAAAGACTTGATCAGATCCCACTGCTTATCCATGTTGGACTGAAAGAACTGGCGTGTGTCGCGATTCTCCTGCAAGATTGTGGACTCTAGCTGTACGTAGTTCTTTTCTATGTTTCTTATTCTAGATTCTTTATCGACATCATTTTCTTCAAGTACACGGATCCGCTGTTCGTGGTCTGTCAGTAGTGGTAAATTATCTTCCACGTCGATTCTCTCCTTTGGCTTCGGGTGACAAAACAAAAAGGCTACCTGATTGGATAGCCTTATCTCCCCTTGAGGATTTCCGTTAATTCTTTGTATTCAGCTTTGTTGATGCGTTCGCCCTTATGGAATACATCTAATCTTTTCTGCATGTCCTCCATGCTTTCATATCTGCCGTCAGTGATAAGGCTTTTGCATGCATTGTACGTCAGTGACATGTTACTTCGACCCCATTTCTAATAATGTTAATCGGTAGTCGATGTCGACTAAATACTGTTCGTTCAGGCGTTTTGCTTTTGCTAGATATTCTCCGAATTCGCTCATTGCATACTGATCTTCGTCGTATTCCCACCCAACGAAGGACTCTTCTTCTGTTTCAATCCATTTAATATTTCGTCTAATATAGACTGTATCAACATTTACTTCGATTTCTTGCACAGTCTCTTGCGTGCCGCGCACTTTAAAGTAGTCTTTCATTTAATTCGCTCCTTATTTTTCAAGATACATCAGGCGTCCTGCGCCTATACCACTACCATAGTATTGACTGCTTAACGTAGCACCTGGCGGTAAAGAAATATGAGTATGGAATAAGCCTGCACTGTCTTTATCGCGATAGTCTCCACCATGCATAACAGACGAGTCGTAATAATTCACTCCGCCATAGTCAGGGTAGTGTGTCGTGCTAGAACCACCACTGACGTTTGGAATAAATCCTTCTCCAGTTGACGCTCTTACATCCTTTGGGAAGAATCCACCCTTTTCGATTTTTCCGTAGTTGGTATACCCTAGACCTGCATCATTAAAATTCGTCGTGCCGATTAACAATTGGCCATTAACATCGATATAGAACCCATCAATTCTTTCCGCGTAGTTACCCCATATATCTTCCATACCGCAGAACTTTACTTGCTCCAGATAATTGTCTGAGCCATAATACATACCTTTGTTGTAAGTGTTCCCTGTAGTTGTACCTTTATCATTTATAGTTAGGCCTGTATAACCTTTACCTAAAGCTGCTTGTGAGTCTCTGTTTTTAAACATGATAAGGAACAATACTTGAAGCATTGTTAGTTGATGGAAACCCATAATATCGTAATTGGGGCCATTGTTTTGTGCCATTGTTCTTAAATTACCTAACGTTTGATTCGACAATAGCGCAACAGAATTCATAGTGATAGACCATAATTCTTTATCTGCGACGTCACTTGCGTTATTTAATGCTTTTTGTTTTGAACCTAAAAAAGCCGCAAGATATACTTTATCTTGGACTTTCTTCCCTCTTGTATGAGCAAGAGCTTGATATGTGCTGTCATATTGTACATCTGAATATCGAACGTATATATAGTTACCAGAGCGTTCAATTTTCCAATAGATTTTAGGGAATTCTATCATGACATTGCCGTTGATCTCATAAGGATAGTTTGGTTTATCATAGTTTAATGTTATCGTCTGCTCTGCGCTCGTTCCGTCTTTAAACCTTTTAAAATTGTTCGGATCCAAATAGCCAAGCACTGTGTCTCCCTTCATTAAACATGGTTTGATTTGATTGAATGGGAATCGTTCTTTCCAGCTGCCATAATTAAAGTTTCCATTGCTGCCTTTTGCCGGTGTTGATGACATGGAGTCCTCGATATATGTAACAGCCGTTTCAGGATTTGAATTCGTTGTGTCAATCCTTACGCCATGAATGACTACTTCACGAAGTGTTTTTCCTCGGACAGTTTGGTAAGCGTGGTCGGAGTTCACTTTTCCGCTTATACTGATTGTGAAGATCCTGAACGAATACCATGTCTCCGGCTTTAGATTGTGAACGGTAATGGTGTCGCTACTGCCTTCGTAAGCCAGGATGCCATCTGTAAGTGACGTCGGCAGGATTGAACCTTCTCTGTAGCGAACAATAACGGCATAGAAGTTTTCGTCCGTAGGGTTTGTCCATTTGACCGTAGCTGTTCTACTTGTTGTGCTGATAGAGATACCTCGAACAGGACTGAGAGGTTCTTCTGGTACCGACTCTATTGGACCTTCTGGATCAGGATTTGGATCTGGAACAACAATTACTTCTTCGTGGAAAACGTCAATCCATTCGCCATTCACAAACCCGTAAATCGTATTGCCGGCATATTTAAAGTCGTGTGCGCCTGTTTCAGAATTAACAGACCTTTTCTTATGATCAGAATGCTCTTTTAAGATTAGATAAGTTTGATTCATATACCAGTTCAAGAATTGGGCAGGAGGCCTGTTCCCAGGGCTCCATCCTCCATTTTTTTCTTGCAAAGACGGCTCGATTCCTTGCTTAAGCCATAACGGTAGTTTTTCCATGGGCTTTGCACCTCTTTATTGATTTTTTAATAGTACGAGATTCGAGAAGTTTTGTAGAGACTTGCTCCACCATCGACAGTAAGACGGAACATCCCCATACTACTTCCGTCTTCACCGCCAAACGATGCGCCTATATTAGAAACATTGTTTTCAAGCGATACACTACATACATCAGCGTAGTGCGTTGTTTGACTTCCATTCAATTTCCCAGCAACAAAGCCAACTTCCGTTGTTCCAGTTACGTCGGAAACATATCCGTGATTTCTTGCATTGGCTATAAAGTTAGAAGGATATATGTCATAGCCGGTATAGTTATCATTAAAGCCTGTGTTCGCCACGACGATGCTTCCATCTCGTTTGACAGATATGCCATCCAGACTGCAATCTAAGTTCCCCCAAAGGTCCTCAATACCGCAAAACTTCACTCGGTCCATAGTTGTCATTGTGTCGCCCCAGAACATCCCCTTTTTATCCAAAGCTCCTGTTCTGCCAACTCTTATAGACGGCAAGTTTTCATCATAGAGTCCCTTTCCTAGCGCTGTTTGTGAGTCTCTATTCTTGAACATCACAAGGAATAGAACTTGAAGCATTAATAGCTGATGATACGTAACCATTTCATAGCCTGCACCATTTGCTTTAGCTAGTGTGCGGAACTCATTTGTGAACTTACCATTAGTGGGGCTTACGCCAGTCATGCTTTTTGTTTTTCCAGCGACTGTGTATCCTTGATACGCTGATATATATATGAAGTCTTTTTCTACTGTTCCTCTCATGTGAGCTAAGCATTTGTAAGATGAATCAAGCTGAAACTTACTATAGCGAACGAACACGTCAGTCCCAACTCGCTCAATCTTCCAGTAAATTTTCGGGAATTCAATCATTACGTCACCATTGTTTGTGGAAGTTGTGCCATCATCGAATTTTGTGAAATCATAAGGGTCTAAATAACCGACGACCTTTCCATTACTGAATAAGCATGGCTTTATGTCTTTGAACGGGAAACGTTTTCTCCAGCTACCATAACTGAAGCTTTTTGAATACGTTGGTTTGCCTCCTGAATCGTATCCAGTTAGTGTGATAACTGTTTGTGCAGGAATAGATTCAACAGCTCCGTCAATGTATGTCAACGCGCTTTCTGGGTTTGCATTCGTCGTGTCGATCTTGACACCGAATTTAGAGTCCCTTGCGGGCAACATTGTTAGTGTTTGACCTGATAACGTGTCATTCATTGTGTTTTTAACGCTGACAGTGAACGCTCTGAAGTAATATTCTTCATCGTTGATCAAATTTTTGACGATAACTGTCTCGCTATCGCCTTCATATGCCAAATAACCGTCTGTTACGCTCGTAGGATATTCGCCAATCTTGTAGCGAATGATGATTCTGCTGAACGTGTCATCAACAGGATTCTTCCAGACGAGCACAACAGAATTATTCATTGACTCGCCTTCAAACATTGTGATCGAAGGTACTTTGGTTATTCGTATCCATTGATCATCTATTTTGGCATAAACGCAGCCGTTCCAGTAACGCATGCCATGTCGCCCTTCTTCTGAGACGAATGATCCTTCATGTGCTTGTAGCTCCTCTAAAGCTCGGTAGGATTTATTCATCATCCAATTCAAGTAAGAAGCAGGAGCTTTGTATTCTGGACGCCATCCGTTATCTATATAGTCTGACGTAGGCTTCGTACCCTCATTGAGCCATACCGGTAATTTTTCCATAAACATCGTTTCCTTCCATTGGGAAATTTAGGTTATCGCTACAAAGGTAGAAATATATGATTTTTCATTAGCATTGCCGTCCTTGTCTACTGTGAAGGCTCTGAAAAAATAAGTCTTACCTTTTTCTAGATCAAAGATAGTGACTTCCTCACTGCTGCCGTCGTAAGCTAATAAGCCATTATGAATAGTGGCTGGATAGGAATCTGTTGCGAGCTTATAGCGAATTACAACCTTGTAAAATGCTGGATCAATTGGATTTCCCCACGATAGTGACACAGTTCCTTCATTTGATACTGCCTTGAATCCTGACACGGACTTGACAGTTGTGTCTATCACCGGATCAAGCATGGTGCCTTCCTCATAAACAGGTGTCCATAAGCCATTTGTTCGTACAGATACCTTTCCCTGCCAAAAGCGAAAGTCATGGGCGCCTTCTTTTATGAGTGTAGATTCCTGCATATGCTTTTGCCCTTCTTCTAGGGACAAGTACGTTCTATTCATGAACCAGTTAAGGTATTGTGCTGGAGGCTTTTGGCCTGGTACCCAACCATTAACTTTTTGACTCAACGAAGGTTCCTTCCCTTCATTCAACCAGACTGGTAGCTCTCTCATACAGAGCCTCCCCCTTTCGGTCGTCTATAAATTGAACCTAAATAGCCGCCAGTTTCAGGATTGTTCGTGTCTGAAAAGCCGCGCATTGGATCGTAAAGATCTTCATTTTCATCACCAAGTTCAAATGTACCTTGGAGTAATATTTCTTCGATTTTGATACCTGCAGCAATGATGTGACGTACAACTCGAACGAACTCTTCATCGCTCATACCTGCTTCAATAACTCTAGACAGCGGCATGTTGATTGCTTTGATCGTCAATGATTCTGGCTCAAATGGGTCATGCCACTTCTCTACAATTTTCACTTCGTCAAGCTGCGCGCTTAAAGCCATAGCAATAGCACGAATGATACCATCCATTGTGCCATCGCTTAGATTGCGTATGATTTTGGCCTTGATTAATAGTCTGTAGAGTTCATCTGTTGCTGAGCCTCTAAAAATCCGTACGTCGGAGCCGATGTTATCTAGCGTCGCTCCTTCTGCATCGTCAATATTACGCCAAAGCATGACAGTCTCATTTGCTTCTTTTATTTCTTGTACTTCGTTGCTCAATACGCCTAGTAATTTGCTGATATTACTATCTGGTCGCTTGTCAAAGTAATCAACAAGTTTTGATACGATATCCTGTGTATTAAACATCAATCGTCACCTCGATATTACTTGCATGTATCTGAGCAACTTGATAAATCTCCATAGCAATATTTTCTTCGTTCGCTACCTCGCCTTTTAAAAGTTGAATGCTTACATCCTCTACACCGTCTACGCCGAACACACTCAATAGCGCTTTCGAGTGAATCACTCTGTCTCCCATGTTTAGTCCTGCAACATGCTGACTGTTTGTCATGATTCCGCCAATATAGCGAACAAGGCTATCTTTTACTTGGTCAATTCCGTTGTATGGGAACATGCTGTTTTTCACTGAAATGTTTACGCGTGCATGAATCTCAATTTCATTCGCTCTTGTGAAGCCAATGTATTGATAGTTGCTACTAGCATCCTTAATTTCAAGCGCAGATGTTCCGAAAGCTCGGATACCTGCTGCTTTTTTCTTGTGGATGGCTTTTGCGATATCTTCATCCTGACCGCCCAGCACGAATACTTGAATGGAGCGAGCAGGCGTGCCAAAACGGTCTTCATAGTCCTCGTAGTTTTCAACGACAATCGCGGATCGTACGTTGGGCGTCTTAAGAAGCTCTGTGTGAATCGATGCAGCTGTACCTGAACCAAGACCTTCTACTGTTAAGTTTGCACGTTGTCTTGCTTCTGGATCTGTCTCTTTCTCACGTCCGCCATCTGTATAGTTTAAATTGTTAACAGAATTAATGCCGTACGTCGGGTGAACAATCTGATTGATTTCGCCTGTAAATACGTTTCCTGACGAACCTGGCTCTGACGCAACAATCTCAATCTCTACCTTTCCTGTTTCATCAATCGTGACGTCGTACAGCGTAAAGAACAGTACATCTTCCTCTGTTGAAACAAAGAAACCCGCAGGAATTTTTGTTCTTGGCGTGCCTGTTATTTCAATTATTCCGTACGCATACTCAGCAAGCCGCCTCTCAATACCTGCGAATGGCAGCAGCATGTCTAGCTGCACGCCTTCTGCTGTCTTTCGGTACCCAGAATGGTAAACATGCTCAAGGTCTTGCCACAATAGCGACAGGAACCATGCCATAATGCGAATTAAGATACCAAGCACAGAACGTTCTGATACGTTTGAGTCCTGCCCGAACTTCTCTTTTGCTTTTGCGGACATACTGTCAAGCAGCTCTTCGTATGCCTTACGTTTGAAGCCTGATTTAGTTAGACCCATGTATGTTCACCTCATTAGTTATGGTCTCGCCGCCAACAAGTGCAACAGTATAGTGCACGTCTAGTGTCCGAAGCCTTGTATCTTGTTTTGTTGTGATTTCACCGATGGTTTCAATACGCTCCTCTTGCGCAAGTACTCTGGCGATTTCTGACTGCACTTCATCGTCTTCCGGCTTTTCAAGCGCCAGATGATAGTTGAAACCAAAGTCTTCATTAAGGAACCATTCACCCAGGTTGGTGGAAAGCATGATTTGCAGGCATTGCTGCAATTCCTGCGTCCCCTCAATAATCGTGAAGTCCCCTTTGTCGAAAACCAAGTCTCCATCTTGTAAGCCAAATGTCTTCATATCCATCGTCCTTTCTTTAAAAGATACCTACGATGATGGCATCGTGGACGCTCATGATTCGAGACGCTCCTGGATAACTGAGCTTTCCTTCTTGTGCCTCGTCGATTGCTCGTTGCGCAAAGACAGCTAGCACTGTGTCTCCTGCTTTCAAAACAGGATGCAGTTCAATGAAGTCCTCAATGACTTTCATCTTCTTGTGTTCGTGTTTTCCTCCATCATGACTATGAACACCGGAGCCAGTGTATTGCGAATGGCCGCCTCCATTGTGGACGTGCTCACCTTCTGGGATGCTTACCTTGAAAAAGTCCTTCTTATGAACCTTCATTCGTTGCCAGAGCACCGGTACGTCTTCAATGATAGAAAGTGCTTCGGGTTCCATGCCAGCTTCTTTTGTCTTAAACAGCGGCTGAATCGTAGCCACACGCTTCTTTTCATCATAGGAGAGCACCTTACAAGGCATCGAGGTGTTTATAGTCAGTAACATCTGATTGCGGAAGTTCTCAAAGAACATTGCGGATTCTGCCATATTATTCGACCTCTACTTCTGTATAGAAATTATCACCGCTCCACCCATGTGTTCCTCGTCTAACCCGATAACGTCCTTGTACAAAGCGAGTTTTTATCTGGACAATGGATGCGGTAGTCATTCTGTATTGAAGCAGGCACTTGACCTTGTAGCCTTTACGCCCCTTCTTGTTGTCTGTCTCTTCTTCAAATGGCTCCGGTGCACCAATCAATCCCGTTTCCGCACTAAGCACGAACTGCGCATCGTCGCCTGCGTTAATGGCACGAATGTATAACTTGCTACGGCTGATGTAGAAACTTGCGTTGCAGTCTTTCGCTATCGATTTCATACTGTCTGCAATGGATCCGTTGATAGAGAAGCCTTTAGCGTATACTTTATCATTTGGGAGTTTAAGTACAGCGAGCTTGACGCCGAGCTTGGTAGACAAGTCGGATAGGATGTAGGAGGCTTTGACGCCTTTTTTGTATGACTTCTTCGCTGTCTTTTCAGTATTGAGGGGCTGTGAGTCAATCACAGAGATAATCGTGGGGTGGTCTGTACCGTCTCGTTTCGTAAGCACTTTTGTGATATGACCCGAGAGGATGACACCTTTGTCATTTTTGTAGCCAGCATTCAGTGTGATTTTGCTGTTTTTCTTGAAGCTGTTAATTGTAGTACCAGATAAGTTGTATATGGTGATTTCACTTGTGTTCGGTGTAGGATCGTCGTCAAAGTCGATGTGGAACTCAATCTTAAAATCATCACTGGATAAACGCTTGCCATTGCATAAGACTTCTGCGATGCGGCCGAATTGTATATTACTCATCTTCTTTGTTCACCACCATCAGAAACACGGTTTTACTCAGCGTATCGTAAGAAACTTTGGTCTCTACGCCTGCTTCATCCATAGGAATGATCGTAGGTGCTGGAAAACGATCGTCATGTATTTCAGAAAACAAAGGAACACCATAGACGATTTTCTCGCCATAGACCAACACTTCATCGTCTTTGAGTACGTCGAGAGTAAAGTAGTCATGAAGCTCGTTGTAGCGGACACGCAGTTCAAAGTTCTCTACGCCCAGTTCTACTTCGAAACGATATGGCACCATGTCTTTCTCGATTGGAATATGTTCAAAGCTCATTTCTAGCTCACCTCTATTTCACTCGTATTTTTTGTCCAACTTTTATCTTCTTAGAATCGATATTTCCATTTAGCTTCTGTAGCTGTTGCCATGTCGTGCCGTACTTCGGAGCCAATGCCCAGAGAGTATCACCCTTCTTGATTGTGTGCGTCGTCTTACCTGTGTTCTGGTTCTGCGTTTGCTTCTGTCCTGAAGTGGATTCAGGCTTTGCTGATTTGGATCCTGTCTTATAGGATTTACCTGCAATACGAATCTCTTGAAGAGTCATTGTGAAGTTAAAGCCATTAGCAATGTTGGAATCTGCGTCGTAGGAAAAGTTCTTTACGACCATGTTGTGATACACCTTGCGTCCGGTGTAGGTTGCGACTTTCCCTTGCTTTTCCAAGTTGATGATGCTCGCAATCGCACTATTCACGGCACTACTGGTATTACGTAAGATCTTCCCACTTAGGGAAAGGCTCTGTGGGAGCCTCTCAATGTGGTCCGAGATTCTGATACCGTTTTCGACAGGGTGCTGTGGCACATTCACATCGTTATCCAATGCTTCTTTTTCAACGTGTAAGTATAAACTGTTGAGTTTGGCCATTCATCATCCCTCCATAGTTGCTGGGAATACCGTGCTAAGCGTACTGAACCAGCCTTCGAGTTCATCTTTGATACTGACTGCAGCCGACTGCGGATCTTTTGATCCATCTACATGGATAGTGACCGATGCTTTGACTGAGCCGCTGTTGTTCGTTGTGCTTCGCGTAGCAGTTGATCCGGGATCAACACCAAGTGGGCTGTAACCTGCTACGTTCGCTGTTGCTTCTGGCATGTTCATTTGCGGTGAAGCACCGTCACCTCTTAGGAAGCCTGAGTTTCTTAATGCATTCGCTTGGTTTGCTGTGAGAACGGCTTCGTTCTTGTGGAGCTCTGCAGTATATCCGTTAAACGGTACACGGCCAAGACCTGTTGCGTGAGAACCATTAATGCCTTTTAGTTTCCCCATAGGAACTGCTGGTCCAGATGCTGTTGCCTTAGCATTCGATGATGCCACGTTGTTGTTCATCTTGATGATGCGACGCTCTATGTCACCTGCGATTGCATAGACACTGTTTCTAGCTCCGTTCATCTGACTTACAATGGCTGTACGAACACCTGCGAATGAAGAAGATGCACTGCTTTGTATGTGAGCGAAGATAGCTCTAAGTGCTTGGGACATCTGTAAGCCTTGTACAAGTGCGCCTGTTTTAGCTGCAGCCATTTGAGATATGACCACTACACGCACTTTGATGAATCCTGCGTTCGTTGTGGAAGCTAAAGCTGATGTGAGCTGCCCCATGCTTGCAATGAATGATGTCCAGATAGTTGTTGCGCCCAGTGCAATACCTTGCATGGTCTGCCAGATGTTTTGTCCCATTGCAACGAATCCTGCTGAAGAGACAGTTCCAATTGCTACCATAGATGTACTCATCCAGTTAACAAAGGCGAACCAAATCACTTGAGCCATCAAGACTGTCTGTTGCAAGCCTGCTACGATGGAGTTGCCTACTTGTGCGAACTCTCCTGCAACTGCCATATTCATGCCACCAAGTGAAGTTGTTGCTGTAGTTGCAAGTCCACCTAATGAAGCGGTTGTTATGGCGTCTAATCCAGATAGTGAGCCGGACACTGTACCATTCATCATGCCAAGACTTATTCCTGCAGCAGTCGTCATACCACCGAAGGAAGTAGAAGCAGTGCCTGGGAGCATTCCGAGTGAAGCTGCTGTTATTGCATCCAATCCTGACAACGAACCAGATACTGTTCCGTTCATCAAGCCGAGTGAGTTACCCGCAGCCGTATTCATTCCATCAAATTGAGTGGAAGCTGTACCTGGAAGCATACCAAGAGAAGCAGCAGTCAATGCGTCTAGTCCTGAAAGGGATCCAGATACTGTTCCGTTCATTAAACCGAGTGAGCTACCTGCCGCTGTATTCATGCCACCAAATTGAGTGCTCGCTACACGAGGGAGTCCTGTTAATGCATTAGTCGCTGTGTTGTTGATGCCGAACAAGGAAGTGCCTGTTGCCATGCTTAGATGATCCATGCTGTCTATTGACTTGGAGGTTCCTTCTTGGAATGCTTCTGAGACGCCATTCCAGCTTTGCCCTACTGAGCCGCTAGTGTCTTTTGCATCCTTCTTCAAGCCGCCCCAGTTGTATCCTTTGATTCCATCGTATAGTTTGCTTCCAAGAGCAGATCCACCGATACTTCCAGCGATACCACCAACGACTCCACCGATTGCTGTGCCGATACCTGGTATTACTGAGCCGAGTGCGGCACCTGTTGCTGCGCCTGCCCATGCTCCACCAACACCACCTGCTGTAGCTGTGGCGGTTCTTCCAGCCGTGTCATAGTCCTTAGCCAATACAGAGCCGCCAATAGATACGCCACTGCCAATCAGACCTAAAATCCCTAGTCCTTTAAGCGCCTTGTTTCCACCGCCCAGCTTGCCCATCTTTCCTAGCAACCCTTTAGGTGTAGCAACCTCTTTAGGCTTTGTGACTTCTTTGCTGCTTGTCAATACGGACTTGGTTTTTTGATTCTGACTATCGACTGGATTCTTCTTGCTAGGTCCTTTTTTGCCTTTTTGGCCATTCTTGCCTCCAACCACACCACCGCCACCATTACAGTTGCATTGGATGTTGGATAAAGCACTAATCATTTTGTTTCCAGCGCTATCTAGCTTTTGAGCCGCTGCCATTAATGCTCTGGCAGAGCCATCTTGACCTACAGGGAATGAGTCAGAAGTGACGGTCGCTTTTCCAGCGCCTCCAAATGTATGGACAGTTTGTTTTCTTCCTTTTCCACCCATGCTATCCATTACTTCTCCTGCAAGTGATCTTGACCCACCGTTTCCAAAGCGATTAAAAATCCCTTTGATTATGTGGTAGCCTGCATAGATATTCCCGAAGACACCAAGGATTCCTGCTGCCACGCTTGCTAATGGTGCTGCAATCGTTGTTAGTATAATACTCAAAGCAATGAGACCAATAGAGAATCCTGCAACGAACTTCATAAGGTTCGGATGTTCATTCGCAAAGTCCATGAGCCCATTTGCTGCGTCTAGCGCCACTTCACCTATGCCAGCAAGTAACGGTGAAAGATCTACAAAGGCTGTCGCAAGGTCATCGATTAGCTCAAGCATCTTCGGTGTGTTCTCTTTGACATAGCTAATGAATGCTTTGAAGTTTTCGTTGTCGCTAAGTTCTGATGCCCACTCACGGAACCTGTCTGTCATGTCTACTAAGTACGTCATCATGTCAGATGAAGAAGGACCGAATGCTGCGAAGAACTCTACAAGGCCGACGTTCAAGTTACCGAATATCTCGCCTAGCTTGGGTAGATTTTCTTTCGTATAGTCCACGAACTTCTTGAAGCCGTCGGATTCTCCAACACCGTCAGCCCATAGCGCAAAGCTTGCTGTCATGTCCTCTAAGCCTGTTGCTACCCACTGACTGAGTGGATCAAGCGACTTGACTAGAGACAAGAAACCAATCAGTAAATTACCACCTGTTCTCGTCAGGCTGCCGAGTAGATTAGCGGCTTCATCGTTCAGGTACTTAATCACTTCTTGCCCAAGTTCCGAATCCAAGGAATTGTGCAGAGATTTCATTAGACCCTCACTCATGCTTGTTACTTTCAAGAACAATGGCTCCAGCATCGTTAGGACTTTACTAGTTGCGTCCATGGCCATTGCGTATGCACGCATTGTGGAGTCTTCTGTTTTTTTCATTATTGCCCGATAGTTGTCAACCAGCTTTGATTCTGAGTCCTTCGCTGCTAGCTGCGGTTTGGTCAACTTATCCTTCTTAGGGTCGAGGCCATTTAGTAAATTAATATTTTCAAGGAATGGGAGGAAGCCAGCGAGTCCTGCTACACCTGCGCCTCCAAAGAGTCCGACTGCCCCAAGTAACCCTCCACTTAAAGCACCAATCATCGGGCCTAAGTTTCCGGCTACGTTGGCGAGTCCTGCCATAACAGGAATTAGTGTAGGAGCTAATAGTTTGAGCGATCCCCATGGAGCAAGCATCTTGCCAATAAAGGTAGCACCATTGATTGCGCTAGATTCTATCCAGCGGAACCCATTAACTAGGTGGTCTATTCCACCGCCAATGAGGCTTTTGCCTTCTCTTGTACCGTTTTTATCTTGTCCCTTAAGCATTCGCCTTTGGATTTTATCTAATTCCTGCATATCTTTTACGATGTTTCGTGTAGAGCGTTCGCCGCCTTCAAAGCTTCCTGCCATGCTGCCAGAGTCTTTTGCAGCGCCACTCAAGTCCACTCCACCGATGCTTTTGCTCATTCCACCTGCTGAAGCCTTTGCTTCTTCAAGGTGTTTGCTGATTTCCTTGAGCTGTGCATTCAAGTCTTCCATGCTTTTCGTGAGCTTCGCCATTTCGTCGTTCGTGTTGCCTGACGAGTTAGATGATTCTTCCATGCTGCTTGATATAGTGGACATCTTGTCGCTGACTTTATCGAAGAACTTTTCAGAGCGTCTGGCAGAGGCTTCCATCGTCTTAGATGCCTGACGTATCTCTTCCCCGATGCCGCTGAATGAGTCTTTAAGTTCTCTTGAGGTCCTGCGTATGTTGTCGTCTATGCTACTGAATGTGTCCTCCATGGTTTTCGAGGACTTCTTCATCTGCTTGTTGATGTCTTTCATCGAGCGCTTAATCTCTTGCGTATACTCATGGGTCTCTTTGTTGATTGTAGTGGACGTTTCTACCGTCTTCTTCGAGTGCTTCTGTGTCTCGCGGTTGATGGACTTGCTTGACTTCTCCATCTTGCGCATCGAGTTCGACATAGACCATGAAGTCCGATCTGCGTCTCGAAGGTTTTCATCTAGCTTCTTTGCTTCTTTACGTGAACCTTCGATGTTGTCCTTGTATTGTTCCGTAATATTGGCAGTGTTCTTCATCGTCCGGTTGAGCTGTTGTACCTCTTTATGAGATTGCTCAAAGCCATTGGCAATGTGTTCACTGTCTACTTGTTCTATGGAACGACCAAGGCGACCTACCTTCTGGTTCATGTCTCCGATGCTTCGGTTTGCTTTCTTTGCTGATTCATTTACATCATTGAACTTTCTGTCCAAGCTCTCGACTGGACCTGCATCCAGTTTGCGTAACTTTCGTTCCAGTGCGTCAATTTCCGCATTCAGCTTCTTGAGTGGACCGCTATCGACATCGATACCAATCTCTACTAATAAGTCTCTAAGCATGATTACTTGTGGCCCCCTTTCTTGTTGGCCTTATTGACGGCTTCGATATGAATATCAAGGGCAGCATTCGCTTCCATGATTTCGTCTAGCGTCATCAGGGAAGCGGTACTGTAATCGATTACTTTCTCCATGACTAATCGCCACATTAGCCAATGCTCTTTTGCTTTTCCTTTATAATGCCGTTGAGGTTTCGGTTTAGCGAAAAGTGAACGTCATTGCCTCGCCCATTACGTCTGTGAAACCTGGGTTTTCCTCGAAGAAGTCGAAGTCTACTTTGCCGCCTTCTTTTGTGAAGACAACGTGCTCCATCAACTCACGGTAGATAACTTCCTCAATCATTGTTCCTGCGTCATTCTTAGAACGGTCACGCATACGGATGCTCTCAAGCAATCCTGGGTGTTGGAATAAGTACTCGATACCTTCAATTTTGATTTCTTTCTGTTCGCCGCGTTTAGCCATTTTCAATCTCTCCAATTCTTTGTTCTGATTTTTGGTTTGTAGGTGTGTCATAACTTCTTTAGTGTTGCGTTTCGTTGTTGCTGATGCTTTTTTTGCTGGTGGCTTTCGAGTTGTTGCTTTCTTTGTAGGTGTCTTCTTTTCTGTAGACATAATTAAGAAAGGAGCAGCGCATGGCCGCTCCCCTTCTCCTTATTAGTTAGAAACATAGTCGAACACTTTGATCTCATACGTACGCTCAGAGATCGTGTCGCTATATTCTTTATCCGATGGTTTTGTGACCATCGCTTTAGTCCCACCAGACTTTTCTTTCACTTCGTTGTTGCTGATGACCCAAACCGGAATCATCTTAGATGAAGCAGCTAACTGATCCAACATATTGATAGATGGTGATGTTTGGTTCAGTGTGATTTCCACTGTGCCTAGTGTGTTGTTACGTACAGCTACACCCACATCTCCTTGTGCGGATACGGAAGGCTCGAAACCGTCTTCGTCCTTTGAAGCGGTCACGAATGTAGATTCTGCATAACCTGTGATGAACTTACCGTCTACTGTTACTGTTACTTTCTTAGCGTCATAAACTGCGATATGTGGCATGAATGAATTCCTCCAGGAATATAGTATTTTTGTACATAGGAAAAGCGAAACCTTAGATTAAGATTTCGCCTTGGATTGATGCTTCGTGTATTGCGCCAGCTAGTTCAAAGCTGAACGACAAGCCATTGTAACGACGTTCTGCGCGATCAGCTTGGCTTACTTGTGAGCGGCTTAGTGCGCTGATTGTGTAAAGAGGAAGACCGTCAGCATCTCTAGCAATGATGCCGTTGCTTACTGCTGTTTCCATGACGTTTGTTACAACTGATTCAATCTGTGCAATCCCTGCGTCTGTGAATGGAACCTTGTCAGAAGTAGAAAGCAGTTTCTGAATCTGTTGTTCTAAGTTCAAGCGAACCCAGTCTTTACCGTGGATTACGTCGATGTACTCACCGCTCACTACGATACCTTCAGATGTTTGATTGATGCCTGCTTTTGTTACGTAAGCAACTGCACCTTTCTTATGCAACGACTGCAACTTGCCGCCACTCAAGTCTTGAGGTGTTACGCCAGCGATTGTCTTGAACTTCCAAGTAACCGATCCAACGGGACGTGAACCGACAGCACCAATTAGGCCTGCGCTCGGAACTTCTGTCACTTCGTTGTGGAAGAATACAACTGTGCGGTCATATTTCTTTGTGTTAAACGCTTCTACGTCTGTTTCAAGACCCACTGTATGAACAGCAATCTTCACACCGTTTGCTTCTACTAGGTCCGACACTGCAAGCTTGTCTTCCTTTGTACCGTCAGCCACCATAACGAAATAGAAGTCGTTATAGAAGAACTGCTCAAGCACCTGTACTGCTAGGATTGGCTTTACTGCTTTCTTGTTGAATACAGCGACTGCCACTTTTGCAGGACGGTTGCTCTGGTTAAATACTTTGGAAGCATAGCGATAGACTGCTTTCTCTGCAGTGAAGTCTACCAATAGATCTTCCAGGCTGAAGTATTCCTTGTAAGAAGCTTCAGTTGCTTTGTCGTCCTCTGCGAGAATTAACGGGACACCTAGACCGATCAGAGCTGATGGTTTCTTGATGTCGATGGATACAGTTACGTCTTGTAATGGCATTGTGTTTCCTCCTGTTAGTTGAAAAGATTTTTGTATTGCTTACGCACTTCTTCTTTCGTCTCCAAGGAAGCCTGTGCATATAAAAAAGCCATGCATTTGCATAGCTCCCTTAACTGGTTGATGTTCTTGATGGTGAAGTTCATTTGATTACCTCGACGCCCACATGCTCTATGAAGCCTACATGGACTTGCGTTTGAGTCGTAACTCTGAGCCTGACGTCGAAGCCAAAGCGTCGTTCGAACTCGATGCTGACGAAGTTGTCTCGACTATCGATCGGCTGGACTTTGACGATCGCAACGCTTTGTTCTTGTAGTTGATACATGCCAGTGCCTTTAAACCACCCGAATGCTTTGTGGATGTCTTCGAATGACTGATCCAGTTTGTCACTATAGGACGTGACGGAGACAACTAGCTCTGTTGCTTGACTCAACACGACATCGTCTTCTACAACTGTTTCCGTGCATTGCCCAACAGTTTGGCCAGCACTCAAGATTTTGAGTGTGAAGTAGGGATACTGTGGCGGCTTACCTGATTGGTCAGCCATGATCACGGTATTGCCAGTAGCTTCTTTCAAACCTTTGATCAGTGGCGTTCGTATGCGGTTAAGATCTAGCAAAGCTACTCACCGCCTTTAGTCTGTAGTAATAGAAATCGGTGTAATCGGAGAAGTCTTCTGCCAACTCGACCGAATACTCTCGACCTTTATAGAGGACGCGTGTCTTCAGAGAGAGCGGCTCGAGAATATACAGGAAGCAATCCTCTTCAGTGACGCGGCCGCCACTGTTGTAGATCTGCTTGGTTCTCGCATGGACGATAGCGCCTTGCATCGTAATGTCTTGTGCGACGCTCTCTACGTAATCACCCGTGTCTTCGTCGTAATGACCGTCTGAGGACATCTGAACAGTGAAAGTAACGTAATACTTCTCGATCAACCTCTGAAAGCGATAGGACTTGGTCATTTCACTTTCACCTCCATAGAGTCGATCATGTGGCCCGAGTCTTCCAGCGGGTCGTTTTTGCCTTTTTCTTCTTGTGTGAACGGATGGTTAGCAGGACTGCGAAGATCATCTGCATAGTCACGTATTTGATCACGCATTTCGTCACCCAACATCTTTAGGAACTGCTTGGCAGGGATATTGCCAGCAATCACGTCATCTACATACTTAGAAGCAAGCTGGTAGACATCATCTACACCACGATCAAATCCTGTACGTATGAAGGCTCGTTCTGGAATGGTGATGGTTTTCGTGCTTGCCTTTAGAGGCAAGCCTTGAGCAGCTAAATACGCTCGCATCTTGTCAGTGACTGTGATCGTCGCACCGAACTCTTGAACACCTGCAACCATTTCAGTGTGGTTCTTCTTGTGGTAGCCAACAACAGCAGTATTACGATTCAATTGCTTCATGTTACGCAGAGCTTTTGGAATGTTGTTCTTGTCCTTCTTGATCTTGACGTGCATCTGATTAACCTCCCCATCGCAAGCGTACAAGGCCTGCTTTACGGAGCATGTCAGTCAACGCTTTGTCACGGTCGTTCGTAGATTCAAACTCTTGCTTCATGTCTGCGATCCATTCTGCTTTGATATGGCGGCCACCAGCCAGCTCGTTCTCTACATACTGCGACGCTACTTTCTTTGCAGTCGGCGGTAGTGGATCAAACTGCTGATTGCAAGTACGCTGGATAAAATCAAGCGCATCTTCTAACACAACGAGCAAGTAGTCATCGTTCACTGTGTCGTCTGCAGGTATTCTTAGGCGAATCTTCAACTCGTTTAATCTCATTCTTAGCTTCCTTCTTTCTTCTAGGATGTCGTGTCGTATCGGTCTGACATAGGAGTCGACGGTAACGATAAACGCAATGGTTGAACGTTCTACAGCTACTCCTGACGTAATGTTAGACACAATTGACGTGACACTGGCTCGGTAAGGGCTCAGAAGAGTTTTGGAGAAGCTTTGTTTGATGTAAGACTGGAGAATAATTTTTTTCCCTATAGTGGAATGAATGATAATCGGATTAACACTGGACGCAACAACAACTTCTTGCTCTTTTGGCAATGTTTGGACTTTTATCGTCACTTCCGTTGCAGCTGCCTTTACGAAAGATGCAGAGACGATTTCTGAAGCACGCAGCGTGTCAGTTGTAATTTTTCTGACTGTGGATGTGACTATAGAGATTCTCTTACTTGCAGATGAGCTTACAGCGTGTGTGCCAACTTTTTCTGTGAAGGAGTTGTTAATGAACGTTTCCTTGCGGCTGACAACGATCTTAGAACGGATTGGCATGACTCCTGAAGAAACGAAGGATTCGTAGGTGTGGTCGCCTGATGCGAAGACGTTCGTTGTGATTGGAGAAACAATCGATGTGAGGACGAATGCCTTCTCCTTTTCTATTAAGGTTTCTGCATAACTCGAATGCATGTGAGAAGTTGTAAGAATTTCTTTTGATGCTGTAGCGGCTACCCTACTGTAAATTGCAAGCACATTTGATGCGAAGCCGACTTGTTTGCTCCTAGAAGCTTCTGAAGTAGATCTGATAGGCATTACAAAGGAAGTGGCTATGCAATTGCTACTGTTTTCTTCAATAATGCTAGACTCGCTTGGCTTCGCATGAGAATCAACGACAGTTTGTTTTGTCTTTGTAGCTTCAGAGGTGCTCTCAGCTGCAAAGACGTGAGTATTTGCTTGTCTGGTGGCGGTAGCTTTGCTGATAGCGCTTGCTGTGATGTCTGTTACGGAAGAGATGATGGATACAACCTCACTCTTCTCACGGACACTCTGAGAGCCAATATGTCTACTGAATGAATAAACCTTTGTTTCAAGCTCATGGTGAGCGGTTGTGGCAAAGGAGGCAGAAGATGTTGCAACAATGACCTCATGTGGCTCCAACTCTGGGACGACTAGGTAAGTCATATCAACGAGGTCTGCCTTAGCAGTGCAATGTTCACCAAGTCCCCTGCTTCTCATCCTTCTTTCAACGTAGAAAGTGTCGGCGTTTTCCGGAACAACAGCCCGATAAGGAACATCTGTGTGTTTTCCAGGCGACGTAATCGTCAGTCCGCCATAAGAGATGATCTTTCTGTTGACGTCAAAGAAGTAAACCCACACATGAGCTTTGTCGGAACTGTACGCATCAGAGTCTAAGCTCAAAAGAAAATTCATCTCGGCAGGCGTGCCAGACATCCCTAAATAAGTAGAGAATTGAAGATATCCAGTACCTGTGGTGTGAAAAACAACGGATTTATAGTGACCCGAATAAAGCGTCTTATTGACTGGAAGAGCACGAAGCTCAAGTCTGATAGGTCTTCCCGAAGCCCTTGACTGAATATGTCCGACTTGGGAATCAAGATGTGCGTGCCATGTCTTAATTGTTTCTGAGACGCTCTGTATCGCATTCGCACGGCTATTGGCCAACAGGACAGCAGAAGATGCTCTCTGAGAGCCTGTGTGAACATCTTTCATAAATGAAGTGACTGAAAGTGTTCTGTACCTTCCTAAATGAGAGAAAGAGTCGATCAGTCCAGCAAAGGAGTTTACAGTTGATATTCGTCTTCTACTAAGCTCCGATCTACTGCAAGAATCGATAGGACTGATTAAAGAACTTGTGGCGGCTTTGACGTTTGTGAAGACAACCGTGCCGATTCTGCCGCCTTTCGTCGAGGTAACGACTAAGGCATTCTTAGTGGTGGTTGTCTGAAGCGGTTCAACGTGTGAATAGCTGCTCTTCTGCACTTCAACAGCTGACTGTGACGTGATACGTTTTACTATTACATCAGATGTAACACTTGGACGTATGTTGTTGTCTGCAGCTATTTTCTTGACTGACGTCGTTACAGTAGCTTCGTATGACGTAGCTTCTTTTGAAGCATTAGGGATTGTATAGACTAAAATGACTCTTGCTGCTTCGTCTTTATCTACATTGGCTGCTATTTCTGCACGAAAGTAATGGGCATACCCTGGATACTGGATGGTTCCATCTGCGTCTATATAAGAAACCCCATTATTGAGGGAATAACTTAAGCTGTGGTAGCTTGAATCCATATAAGAAGATTCAATATAGTACGCTACATCGATAGGCTCGGGAATACTCCCCAAAAGAATTGCCTTTCTAGTTAGCGGATTGTACGTATCGGTGCCTACATCCAGCCAGTTCAAATCAGCTATAGTATGATCAATCTTTCTGATCTGCGTATAGGTTCGGTACCAGTTACCACCTGATGTAGAGTTGACTTGTATAGTCTCTACTTCTTTTACGTTTTCCGGAACTGGTATATAGAGCAAGTTTTGTAGCAGCACGGGATTCTTATAACCTTGGTCTATGCTTCCATCTTTGTAATGGTAGCGATAACGAAGGCTGTCTAATTTATTCACTATGCTGCTTTTTACACTTCCTCTTAAGTCTGTGTTTCTATATTCAAGATAGAAGTGGAAACCAGTGATTCTGCCTTTGCCCTCAAACGGCTCTGCGGTGAGATAGGCAGTCTTACTTATGGAAGGTGTAGAAGTTGTGATATTCCAGTAAGGTAAAACATAGGGTCTTGGTGCTCCGTACATAGTAAACCCAGGCTCTAATGTGTAAGTCATTCATTTTCACCGCCTTTCCAACAGATGATGCATTATACTGTCTGAGGCACTTGGATGCGGTGGCGGACTGTGATCTGATCTTCTTCCATTGTCATTTCGAAGTTCGAGTATGGCTCAACAGCTGTAACAGGTGTTGCTTCCCCTGCTGATGTGTAGATAGCAGATGCAGCGAATGTCTGCGGTAGTGTAACTTCAGCGTCACTGCCGTTTACTACGATAGACAGTTCCAACACTTCTGCTTCTGGAACATGTGTGAAGGTTACGCGTGGGTCTGATGTATCCAGACGTATAATTTTTGCTCCTAGATTGTCTTGTAGCTCAATATGGTTCCAGTTAGCCTCGATATGTTCTCTGATGCTTTTGTAACCGGCTTGTGTGATTTCAGCCATTTTTTGTGTCCCCTTTACCCGTTATTTCTTCTTGTTATTAGTCTTGTTATCTTTATTCGGCATTGGCTTAGCGTCTGATTTGACTTCGATCTCTGCTCGTTTCTTAGAGTCATTTTGTTGCTTCTCATGGTAACGTCTTAACAGCACGTGATTCACCTCTCTATAAAAATAGAGGAAGACCGGAGCCTCCCTACTAGCTTCAAATTATGTGATTGTGATCTTAACTGCTTTCGACTCATCTTCAAGTACAACACCATAATGCTCGTCTGCAGAGATAACAGTTGTCTTCTTCAAGATGTCACGATCCGTTTCTACTTCGACTACACGCTTTAAGTAGATAGCAAGAGCGCCAGCTTTTACTAAGTACGCTGTTTTGTCGTCCAACTTGTTTGAGCGGATAACTTGTGCGCCAAGCACTTCGCCGAATACGCCAGTGATTAAAATGCGGTCTCCAAGATCGGATGCTCGTGTCCAGTCAGCTGCTGCATCTTTACGCAATTGTGTTGCTGCTTTTGGTGAACAAATCAACACCATTGCTTCTTGGTCTTCATCATTAAAGATATCCTGCGCTGCTTCTACTGCATCTACAGATAGCTTTGTTGTTGTAGGTGATATAAGAGTCGTTGTAGCCAATACTTCTAAAGAATCGTTGTCGATCTTATTAACGATAGACATGCGTAACTGCTTACCTGCTTCACCAATTGGATCTCCGTAACCGGATAGAACGGATTCATCTGTTAACTCGACTGCTTTACCAGCCTTCTTGATTGTTGCTTGTTGAGTAGAAGTTGTAAGGACTGATGTGCCCATCGCTACGCCTTCCGCTACATCGTCTGCATCTCCGATATATTCGAATCGTGGAACTGTTACTGTATTTCCTGCTTGCCCTTCAAGTGTGCGATCGATACGTGCAAGTGGAGCAAAGCGGATTGCTTTCTCAAGCTTTGCTGAAATCATGTCTTTAAGTACTTCTGGGTTGACCATATTGGCCATTTTAGTTTGTGCCATGTTCTGATTCATCTCCTGATTAAGTAGTAGTTAGTTGCTGGTAGAGCTCTGGATTTTCTGTATACAATCGAGTTCGTTCGTTATAAGGCATCTGTTCGAACTGATCTTTTGTTACAGAGGGTTTGCGGCCACCAGATGGTAATGTCGGAGTTCGACCTTTAATACCATCAGCCTCAAACAAGTAGTCATCTGATAGCTTTATTGCTTTGAGCTGTTCTTCTAGACCGGCAAGTGTGCCACCAGTCAGTTTCATAGCTTCTATATCAAGCAAGGCTTTAACAGCTTTCGAATTCTTGACTTTTGCAGTGCGGAGGGCCCCTTCCAATGCAGAGTCAAAGTCCTTCTTCTGTAGCTTTGCTTCATATTCAGTTACGACTTTCTCGTTGCTCAACTGGAGCTCTTGGATCTTACTCGTCATCTCTTCATGGTTCGTCGTCTGTGACTTCAAGGATTCTAGTTGTGTATCCCTTGCTGTAAGCTGTTCTTTTAGCTCCTTGATTTCATCGTTCTTATCGTTGAGACGACTTCTAGGAACACGGTCTTTGGAATCTTCCTCAATTGCTTGAAGCACATCTTCCACTGTAGATTCACCAATCGATAGCTTCGTCAATAATTCTTTCATAATGATCCATCCTTTCTAATACGAGTTTTACGTGGATACGCCACGATTGAAAGCAAAGCAAATGAGCCGTTTAACGACATGCTCAGGTCGGGGTCTTACAGTTTGTTCCGTAGGTCGCTTAGTCTATCTTTTGCTACTAGGATTCGTTTGTGCTGTTCACCTAGTAAAGCAAGTTGGAAGATTAGGCAGAAGCCTTGAGCGATTCCAACGAAGCTCCAGATGCTTAGGGCGATGATAGCCATTACAGTCATTCATTCACTTCCTTCCACTGTTGTTACTTACAGCTTTCTCATACCAGCATAGTGACCGTTCTTGTCTCGAACGAGTTCAGCTCTGCCATTCTCTTCATTAAAACCAGCGCCACCTCTTATGCCGCTATCATCCTTTTTCTCTTGCTTCTTACGCTGCTTTTCACGCTCCGGATCTTTGACCCATGGATGATTCTCAATCAGTGTTTCTTCAGAGATAATACCCTGACTACTAACGGCCATGTCGATAATTTCTGCTTCATTAGTTAGAAGAAGCTTGTTAAAAGTAAAGAGTATATCCCTATAGTCGAAGCATTTCTGCTCTGTCTCATTGCAGTATTCCGCGATAAACCACATGAACTCTCGCAGTGCTAGAACGAACTTGCGCTCCATGATAGAAGCTTTCATATCTAGCAGTGAGTAAAGGTTCTTCAACGCTACACCAGAAGGAGCACCCCCAATTACGTCCGGAGAAGGATTGACCCCTTGACCAAACGCATAGATGTTTTCCTTGAGCATGTCCGTCTGTGTCTTGTAGGCTTCCACTGGAACTTCTGCACGGACAGTTTCAATGCCGCCTTCTAAGTCAAGCGACACGGCTTTATAGCGTTTCAGATTCTCCATGAACTCGCCTAAATCTTCACCTGTGTAACCTTTCAAAGCCCAAATGAGGGATTGCATATCTGCTAATGTGTTCTGTGCATCTGAGACTAATAAATCGTAAGCATCGATCGCTTCTTTATAGAAGAACAAATCACCAATACGCTCATTGTTATTGGCAAACTCAACGAACGGTACGCGCCCCCAGCTTCTCCACTCAGTTCCGTCCGCATTGGTGAAATGAGGAGCTGGATTCATTTCTTCGCTTTCATCCAGCACCACCTGATGGTCCGTCATCACATAATAGGTGACATCCGTATCTGTCCACACTTCAAGACGAACCGTTTCTTCTGATTCATCATAGAAACGAATGCCAGCTGTTAACTTACCTGTCTTTATGTCTTCAATTGGAATGAATGTTTCTGCTGGGATTAGCATGTAATCAAAAGCACCTTCTTCATCAATGAAAGGATGTAGCCATTCCTTTCCTTTGTTAGAAGCTCCCTTGATTAGCTCAGGCAAGACGTCCTCCCACTTTTCACCGATGAGTTCTTCAATCGTCTCCATGGTTTCTTTACAGCCGCTTTTAGAACTGAATACCATTGGTTCGCCGGACAAGTAGGCTGTCTTCTGATCGACTAGGATTTTATGATAGCCAGAAGGAATGCGTTCATTGCTCGCATCTACATCGACAACTTTGACACCATCACGATAGGCATAGATTTGGCGGCGGCCAATGTCGTTCTTATTAAGATAGTAGTCAATTCCTATTTGCATCTTCTTAGGATTAAATGCATCATAAATCTTCTTAATTTCTTCTGTTGGCAATGGCCTCGGTGCATTCGCTGCCAAGTGTGCCAGAAGCTCTTCTCCGTGCGTCTTGTTGCTAAACAGGTACATTGCGGACCTCCTTTTAACGTAGTATTTTAATAGCGTTCTTCTTCATGTCGTCAGAGAATGCGTAGCGTGTTGCGTCGATTGTATGGTTGTCTTTATCTTCAAGACGCGGCTTAGGATTGCCGTCACGGTCCACTTGATAATCGATGCTCTCAAACTCCTTGGCGATGTTTGGCGTTCGTCTAGAGTCAATACAGATGAAATCTAAGTCGTTAAGCCACTCTTCTCCGTATTCAACAGAGTCAGGACCTTTCTTCACGCCTTTAGCACGACGGATGCTGTGATCATTCTTTAGTTCAGCAATAGATTTTGGCTCAGCAGAGTCACAAAACAACTCCAGTGATTCATAGCCTCGTTCCTTGATCCATTTAGCCAGCTCACGGTTACTAATCTTCTGACCGTAGTATTCATCAACAGCATAGATTCCGTTCTTTTTCTTGTCGTAATGCCAACGTACATAAGCAAGTGGGTCGACTGCGTAACCGAAGTCTACAGCTTGGCGAATGTTATCAAAGTTCTTGATCATATCGTCAGTGATGCATCCTGCTTCAATTTGAAGATTGTCGAAAGGTACAACACCAGAGCCGACTGCTTTGCCAAGATACTCCCATTCGTAGCGGAGCTTGTTTCTTTCTTTGGCGGCTTCTGCTTCAGCGATGAACTGTTCAGAGATAAAGGGATTGTCTAGATAAGTGGAATGGTGAACAAATGTGTTAGTGGGTTGTGTGCTGGATTCATACTTCTTGTTGACCCAGCTTTGTCTGCGTTTCGGTGGATTGTATGAGAAGAAGAATTTGTACTGAAGTTTGTCAGGAAGCTGACCACGAAGGAAGGAGTTTGTAATCGTAGTGATTTCCGACTCCTCTTTAAATTCAGCTACCTCTTCTACCCATAGGATAGTGAAAGGATAGTTAGCGGATTTGAGACCTTTGATACGCTCCGGTTCTTGAGCTCCTCGAAAGACCATGTAGTTGCCACGAGGCGTGTACGTGATTCGCATTGGTGACTTCGTTATCTTAAATAGATGAGAGACACCTTGTTGCTCCATCGCCCATTTCATCTGTTCGAATATTGACAGCTCTAATGTGTTATCTACTTTCCGGATGCCGACTGCATTGACTGGAGAACGCATCAGAAGCTGAATGATGACGTGCGCTATATCAGAAGACTTACCGGATCCACGGCCGCCTTTACAGACGACGTTTAAGATCTCTTCTGCAAGAGCAGCTTTCCATACAGGATGGAACGCTTTAGGGATAAGATCAGATAGTTTAATCTGTTCCATCTGCATCATCCAGTATGTCGTCAACGAATGTGACGGCACTTCTTACATCGACTGTCTTATTCTCCTGCCATATGCCATAGCGTTTGCCAAGGAGTTCAGCTGCACGTATTCGTTCGGTTGTTGTGGGAGGCATATCATCAACGACCTGACTGCCTTTGCCAGTGCCTCGAAGAGTAGCGCCACTTTCTTCACCACGAAGAACTTTCGTTAGAGTTTCAAGAACTTCTTCCTGTTTGGCGATAGTTGGTTTTACATGTTGTTCCATCTTGTCAGCCATATAGGCTTGAATATCAACTTTTGTCAGCAAACGTTGCCCTTGTGATCGAGCTGTCTTCTGAGAGTATCCTGCGCGTATCGCTGCCTGTGTAGCATTCAAGTCGATGATGTATTCATCAGCAAAACGTTTTTGCTTTTCATTCAAAGCCATTGAATCACCTCCTTTCAAATTGTGTAACATCAGTGGGAATTAATTTCCCATTGTTAACTGAATATTCTGTTCATTGCGGGAATTAATTTCCCATTCCACATAAAGAAAGAAGCTATCCTTTTGAGATAGCTCCTACAAATGTTAAGCAAGTTTCCATTGATAACCTTTATGTGTCTTGCCCTTTCCTCTTACAACGCCTGAGATACATGCAGAATTAAAGCCATGATGAGCTGCTTCTGTCATAGAGAAGAAATACAGCGTGTCTTTTTGATTGTACGCAATAACAGGTTTTGACGACCGTCTATTTCGTGTTCCATAGTTGACGTTGTATTCAGCTGTACACCATTCCAAGTTACTGTAGTGGTTGTTGTTCTTCACTTCGTCCTTGTGATTGATCTGAGTATTGTCTTCAGGCTTTCTATTTCGAATAAATGCAGTAGCAACTAATCGATGGACGAAGAATGATTTTTCTACGCCATACTTACGTAATCGAAGATGCTTGTAACCATCTCTATCTGTGGTTTGTGCTAAGAGTTGTCCTTTTACTTTACGGATACTTCCTTTTGACGGCACTATCCGATCTAAACTACGTACCTGTCCATGACTACTTACTTGATAAAATCCTTCATATCCTTCGATGTCTTTCCATATAACTTGTTCCATTGCCAGAACCTCCAGAATCCCTTTGCTATTGTTTATCTGAAGTGAAGTGACATGATTCTTTTCTATCTATACAGTCTGCGAACCAGGTAAGGGGAAAAGGAGGTTTTCGGAGGGAGTAAAACCTTACCTGGTTGGCACACGCTATAGTGTTGGGAGGATAAGAGTAAGCAGTTGAAGACAGTCAACAATAGTAGGAGTGATTTTTGATGTTTCTGCTTACTCTTATATACTTAAGAGCTAAAACTGACTTTTGCTAAGGGGTATATCAGGGATTTACTATTTTTCTCCAAAACAAAAAGGAGATGCTGGATTGCACCTCCTTGATAAAACATATGTTATTCGTCTAGCTCTAGCGGTGGTAGACTATTTACTAAGTCTACTGTTTGTATTGATACGTTGATGATGCTTAACAATAAGTTGAAAATATACTTCTCATCATCAGAATATAGGTTTGGATTATCTACTAAATTTGAAGGTGGGTCTACTTTGACTTGATACTGCTCCATGATCCAATCAATTGCAGATCTTCCATTTAAATCATATTCATATGCCTTTTCCGGTATATTATGAATTTTAATATCATCATTAAAAATAATCGTAGATTTGTCATCTTTTTTTATAAATTTCATTTTAGATACTTTAAATGAAGGTTTATCTGATAAATATTCTATTTCTACTTCTTTACACCCTTCAGTATCTTCGTAATTCAAGTGTAATTCCGCGAGTTTTAATCCTATTTCAACGAACTTTTCTTTGTTTTTAATTACATTAGGAATTCTTGGAAACTCTTTTTTCAAATCATTTTCAAATCGATTTCTAAAATCTTTTGAGTGCATTATTGCATAAGTGTAATAAAAAACATCTTCATTTGAGATAGAAAGCATGCTAGCAGCACTTTCCTGTATATTAGAAGTACTCTTATGATTAAATAAACTATCTACATTTTTTTTGTCATAGAGAGTAAAGCCTTGTGTACCACCATAAAATAAATTTAAATCTGGAATAGTATTCACCATCAAACAAGCGAAATTTCTTTTAGAACCATTATTAGGCACTAGAATTACTTTGTTTTCTTCACCAAAAATGTCTTTCCATTTTCTTGCCCTCTCTATTATACTCTTATCATAATATAACCATTTTTTCACAAAAGGCCGATAGGTATGAATATTTAACTCTTTTGGATTTAATTCAATTTTTTCACCTTTAGCGAATAACTGTTTAAGTCCTGAGCTCCAACTAATAAAATTTTTATTCGAGTATAAATTAGATATTCTCTCCTCTTTATCAGTTATCTTAAATAAACGTTCGATTTCGGAATTATAATTATCAATCATATACTCTGCATTTTTTTTGACTATATCTTTAGAGAAACCATAAACCCAAGCATCTCTATTCGTACTGACACCAAGAGACTTTTGTATAAAAACCTCTCCATCCAGCGACTTATATATTTGACTATTTTTACTCTTTTGATTTAGCCAATCATAGTTGTGATCAGGTTGGATTGCTTGCCATTCTATAGAATTAATTGAAGAGAGTTCAGAGATTACTTGAAGTTTTTGTTCATGATTTAGATAATCTCCAATATCATGATAGTGAATTTCATGGTCTTCAGAGCCATCTTTGACCAGTATAACTATCGCTACCGAAGTTCTACTACCTTCTTTAAAGACGTTTCCAGCTTCTCTTCTACGCTCTTCACCTTGCGTTCTGGCATTTCCTCTTAAGTTAAAGATATATAAATGATTAAAATCTTCATAAAAACTCTTTCTTATACCTGATGCTGTAGGCGAATCGATAAAAGATCCATTTATAACAAACCCTATCACTCCTTTATCTTCTATTCTATCTGTCGACCATCTCAACGCTCGCACCAAAGGATCATAAAGAGTGTTCTTATTTGTAACATTAGAATACTTAACATAAGTTTCTTTTATTCTTTCGTCTATTTTAGGATATATATTTTTTTTATTATTATCATTTTCACTATTTTGTCTAGCTTTATAGGGTGGATTACCTATTATAGCAAATATAGGACTATCCTTTTGCTTTTTTATTCTCTCATTATTCTCATCAAACATTTCATCTATAAATGTATCCTTGGTATCTATAATCTCAAAAGTATCAGTTAATACGATACCATCAAATGATACATAGTTACCACCGTATAAACTATGAAATGTTTCTTCAATATTTATAGCTGCAATGTAATAACTTAATAGAATAATTTCATTAGCGTGAATTTCCTGAGTATATTTCCTTAATAATTCTTCTTTTGAAATCAGTCCACTTTGTAGCAATCGAGTGATGAAAGTACCGGTTCCAGTAAAAGGATCAAGAATATTAACACCTTTACTGGATAATGACTTTCCAAAATGTTTCTTCAATACATCGTCTACTGAACGAATAATAAAATCTACCACTTCTACTGGCGTGAATACAATACCGTATTGTTCAGTAGTACTTTTAAAACCAACTTTGAAGAACTTATTATATAGCTGAACTATAATGTCTTGCTTAGCTTTTAAATTATCGATACCTTCTGCCCGTATTTTCACACTTTCATAAAACCCTTTTAAACTTTCCTGTTCTTTCATTAAACCTTGCTTGTCTAAGATTTCTAAAGTGTTTTCCATTGATCTAGAAACTGGATTCTCATTTACAAAACTATACGATTCAAAAAGTGCTTCAAATACTGGTTTAGTAATTAAATGTTGTGCAAGCATTTCAATTGCTTGTGTTTCTGTAATGGAGTCATTTATATTATGACGAATACTTTTTACAAACTTCATAAACTCCATGTAAACTTTACCGTTCTTATCTTCTAACATTACATTAATACGCAGTATATGCTGTTGAGCAATTTCAGCAACATCCTTCGCCCAATCTTCCCAATAGCGTACATCGCCTACTTTTCGAACAATCTTACCGTATATGGCTCTTTCTAAATCTGTTAAATCTTCTTCTGTCAACATCATTTCTAACTGATGATTTACTGGCGTTAGTTCTCCATCTTCTGGAGCATCTCCAACACCTATAATTTGGATTTGATCTGGCTTCTTCTTATTTAATTCTAACTTGTTGATTGTTGCATCAAAGCGCTCGTCTAATGAGCGTAACGCATTCAACACTTCCCAAACAATACGGTACTTTTCATTACTATCCAATACATTATTAGCATCTTTACCTGCTGGCACACCCACAGGTAAGATTACATAACCATATTCTTTCCCATCTACTTTACGCATAACTCGTCCTACCGCTTGCGCTACATCGATTTTTGATTTTCGTGGTTTTAGAAACATAATTGCATCCAAATCTGGGACATCTACACCTTCTGTTAGGAAGCGAGCATTGGATAAGATCCGACAAGTGTTATCTGGAACTTCCCCTTTTAGCCATGAAATCTTTTTGTTCTTTTCAAGAGCATTCATTGAACCGTCCGCATGATCAATCTCAACATCGTATTGATGCTCATCGTCTGGATCTTGATGCAAGTATTCAGCTACAACATGCGAGAACATATCTGTAATTAATTTGGATTCACGTATTGTACCTGTGAAAGCTATAGCCCGTTTCATCGGAGCACCAAGCGCCTTATCAGAATAACTTTCTCTTCGTACTAATCCATTCCAGCAGCCAATGATTTTAGTAATATCATCAAACTCTAGCTCTGAATCCTTGTTCGCCAACATCTGTTGGAAACGTCGAGCAATCATTTCTTCATTAACGGCCAACACCATTACTTTATAGTCTGTCAAGATTCCTCTACGAATCGCATCTCCAAATCCAATGCGATAGAACTCTTCTCCATATAATGTAGGGTTATCCATATCAGCTACAATAACCGACATTTCTTCAGCCTTTTTAAGAGCTGCTTCACCATAGACACGCGGCGTTGCTGTTTGATACAAACGATGTGCAGCCTTTATGTTGTGATCGTAATGCACTTTAGTAAACCTACTATCTTCTTTTCCTTGTTCAGTTGCACCAGTGGTACGGTGTGCTTCATCGCAAACCACTAAGTCAAACTCATAGAAGCCATTCTTTTGCGCTTCAATGATGACATCAATGGATTGGTATGTAGAAAATACTGCCAGGAAGTCTCCTGCAGACGAATTGTTCTCAATCTTATGTTGATACTCGAGTAACCTCTGATAGTTCGTTGTCGCAGGAAATCCAATGTCAGCTGCAGCAATATCTTCCATCTCTGAATTACCTTGTGTTTTTGTAACTTTGCGATCTGAACAAACCGCTATAGAGTCCATCTGGAAGTTCGTATCCGCGTTCCATCCACGCAATGTCTGCGAAAGTAATTGAATACTTGGCACTAAATAAAGAACACGGAATACATCCTTTTTCTCTTCAGCCATCTTCTCAGCGATAACCATAGATGTATAGGTCTTTCCTGTTCCTGGAGCCATAATTAGCTTCCCTCTATCAGTAGTCTCAAAGCCTTTTACCACTGCTTCAATGGCAGGAATCTGGTGAGGTCTAGGTGTTTTTTTATCCTGTAATCCCACTTCCTTTGGATCACTGAATGAATAAGAAGACCAGTCGATTCTACTTTCATAGAAGTGGGATAAACCGATACGTTGAATATCTTTGTCACGGTCATCTAAGGCTTCTTCAGCATTGTTACTCCATTCGTCAGTAGAAGTAATCACGATGCCTTTAGCATAGTAGCTCTTGCCAACTTCATTTAGGAATGAATCAATGTCATCTTTATAGATTTTCTTTTCTTTATTGTAGAATTTACATTGAATTGCGACTAGATCTCCCGTATCTTTCTCCCTTGCTACCAGGTCCACACCCGTATCTTTTTTAGGTATATTATATTCTGAAGGTACATCGCTTAATTTCCATACAGCGTCAAATAAGCGTGCATATGTAGGCTCTTTCTCAAAGTAAGCTAATACTAACAGTTCGAATAGCGTGCCTCGATCTCGCTGTTCTCGCTTTTCATGATCTATTTCTTCCATTAAGGAAATGAAGCTTTTATAGTTATTGTTTTCCATGCTTATCACCATCCATGCTATATTTTTGAATAGCTTGCTCTGTGAATGATTATATCACTATTACTAAATAAGCATAGACAGAAATTGTAAAATCACACGGACTGTCTAATGATCAATTTGGATTACTTACAAATTTATGGTATATTCCCCTTAGTTAGAGCTTTTATGATAAAAGGGGTGTAGAAATGTATGAACTTTATTTACCAATAGATATTGTTTATAAAACTGCTATTGAATTTTCTAAGGATTTAAAAAGGATAGATCTAAGCAAGTACAAGGGAAAAGAAATTAAAATTAACTTTACAAATTTTATGAAGAATACCGGTCGCATCGAGCCTTTTGCCTCACTATTTTTAATAAACTCAATTAATACTTTTGTAAAATCTGCTAAAAAAGTGGGAGCTATTCCTATAAGGGTTTTTTCATCATTAGATAAAACCAAAAATACTTATGCTATGAACTTAAGATTTTACAGTAGTCTAGGCATACCGATTGGACAAAAACCGGATGAAAACTATACAGGTTCCTCAAGAGGTAAGTTTATTCCAATCATGAGAATGGAAGCCCAAGAAGTTTTTAAATCTCCTGACGAACATAGAGAAATTAAATATATTGCAAAAGACATTGCCACCGTGGCTTCAAGAGGAAACAAGGAACTTTTTGAATGTATTGATTATAGTATTACGGAAATCATACGAAATGTTCTAGAACATAGTGGTTCAAGTACTGTGTGGTACTCTGCACAATATTGGCCTTCGAAAAACGGTGGCGAATTAGTAGAAATTGCTTTAATGGATGAAGGTATGGGAATACAGGATTCATTGCAGGGTGAATTAAATGATGAAGATAATATTTTAAAATTTGCTTTGCTACCAGGTTGTAGTAGTAAGCCAACTACTCATTACATTGATGCACATGCTGATAACTCTGGTTTTGGTCTTTATATGACTAGTGAAATCGGCAAGAAAAACGGTGATTTTATAGTTTGCTCTAACAATGAAACATTGGCAATATCCAGTGAACGTGAAATTATGGAGGAATGCTTGATATCTGGAACTGTCTTGCGCCTTAGACTTCGAATTAATTCTATTAAGTGCTTTGATACAGAAAGGAAAGAGTTGGTTAGCAAAGGCATGGAGCTAACAGATGCATATCTAGGTTATAGAGAAAGAAAAAAATTCGCTCCAGGGCTTCCTCTTCCCGATCTATTCAAATAAACAACAGACTTTGCTTACCAATTAGGATATTTCTCTTCGGTATTGCATGTAGCACATACTTTTGCCAGTCGATTTATAGTACTGCTTTGTTGAAACGTTGTATCGCACATACTCCTGTCTTGTACAGAGCTTCATTCTATTAAAAGAGTCATGAGCAATAAATGGCTGATTGCAGATTTTGCATAGATGCCAACGCTTAGCTGTGACGCGAATATCGCGCCATGTCAGCTGTCGTTTGAGTGGGTTGTCTTTTAGAAGTCGATCTAAAATTGCATGGTATTGCTTGAGGTTCGATTTGAATGCTTGAAAGTCATTCTGTAGATCTTCTTCTGTCGTGTAATCTTCTGTGCGGAAGACGCTTAGAAATTGTTCTGTTAAGTAATTACAAATGATCTTACGTTCTTCAGTGGAGAGATGCATCATATCTGATACACCATACCTTTATTGCCAAGTAGTTCAGAGTTCGTAACTACCTTCTTACGTCCGCTTACACGCATACTTTTTGCTTGATTGCTGAAATCCTCATAGCAGACAAGGTTCTTCTTGTCTTGATTCCGGAAGTAGTCGTATTCATTCTTCTTAGCTTGTTTATTTCCTGCTGATTCAATGCTAGCCGCCGTTTGATGTGAGGGGTACTCATCTTCTATTGACTCACAGGCTTTATCCATTGAGAACGTAGAAGGTGGCCCCTGCTTACGTTGTCTTAAGACTTCCTTTGCAAGCTTGTCTTTATGTTTCGTGACTTCAAGCATTGTAGTGAGGAGAGCTTCGGTAACGATATATGGTGATATGATTCCTTCACCCACGCTCAAGATGTAGTCTGGGAACGCCTCAGCAGGCCTTACATGTTGGTATGCATTATAATTATTGGGCTTTCCATCAAGTATCTCTACAATAATCTGAATAGCTGCTTCCTCTGCATCCATTGCCTCTTCTAAGGGAATATCTGCGTAGAGTTGAATTTCCATGAAGCTTAGTTGCAAAGCATAGCGTAGCCCGATGATTGCTAGATGTATCGGTTCTAGTAGGTCTGATCTCAATGTACGATCAATATCCATCTTGATGATGGCAGCCATGGAATCATAACTGTACGTACCTTCTTCTTGTAGTCTGTAGTAGTTCTCAAGGAGCTTACGTACTCCTTTATGGTTGTATTCATATAGATCCTCAATTGATTTCTGCTTTGTATACGTATCGAACATTCTCCATCTTCCTTTTTAAGATCCTCATAGGGAATTCTTGTCGGGAAGTGCCGTTAGCTTGCTGTTCATCTCATCCTGTGAATTTCTTTTTCTCTCTTGTAAATATAACTATTGCAGCAATTAGCATGATGCATCCGTAAATCGGTTTCACTATAGCCGCAATGCATGCTAGTAACAACAGCTCCAGCATATGATCTCCTCCTCGTGATGATTTACTTACATTATCTTTATTACAGGGTTTTAAATGTTTATAACATCAGTTGTGATATTTTCTATTTCTAAGAATTTTTACTGTGTGATTTTCCTTTTAAAAACCTCTGGTATAATAAGTGGGACTATGACTCTTTCAAATATAAGGAGGTTTTATACATTGGAGAAAAAAAGTGGATGGGCAGATCCTGAAAGTTTTAGTCATGTATTTCGTTGCACTACTGTAAAGTATGCTGAAAGTTTATTAAGAAAAGGGGAAATAAAATTCAGTACACCTAGTTCTTGGGTTAAATACGCTCTTAAAGCAGGAGAAGGACGCGGAGATAAACTAGAAGGAACAATAGCAACATTTAATATGAGAGATGATGAAGGTATATCGGAAACGTACAAAAGTCACAACAAACATCCTGATTTATTTCCTATGAATATTGGTGAACGTGTTTATTTGAAGAAGACTAGAGATATGGAATTACCATGTTTTTGCTTTTATATTTTAAAGATGAACATGTTTACTTCTCCTAATGAAGAAGGAAAACATAGAATATCAACAACAGTGCCTGCAACATATTTCCAGGACTTTATGGATCAATTAGAACCTGACGAAGTAGAGCAATTGAATCCAAGCGACAGGCCAGCTGTAGTTTTTATAAATGATTTCGAAGAATTCAAATTACGAATTGTCAATTCTCTTATGGAACTAGGACTGAGAAGAGAGGAAATAATTTTTGAACGAATTAAATATATAGATTTCAATAAATACGGTAAATATGGTTGGTGGAGTTTTGAAGGGGAAACCCCTTTACAATTAGCTCTTAAGCATGATCGGTTTAAAAATCAAAGTGAAGCAAGAATAATTATAAATACAGATAATGAAAGTATTAAACAAATTTTGATGAATCCAATTGAAATTGGTTCACTAGAAGACATCGCCCAGGTAAGTAACACATATTTTTATGAAGGATTATCAGTAGAATTAAATGTTGACTTGAAATCAATAGATTAAATACTTTATCTTTTGAAATAAAAATGCGGGTAAAAGGGTTCGAGGTAAGACTTTCCTCGAACCCTTTCTTGAAATTTCGTCAAAAATTTGTGTTATACTACTCCTAGTAGCGGTGCAACGCTACTAGGAGTCCTTATCAGTTGTGTGGTTTATGCAATTGGTAAGTTCGTGAATACGTGCACTGTGCAGTTATTGCGCAGTGCGCGTGCTCTTCCAACAGCTTGCAATAACTCTGATTCAACATAAGTAAATTGAATTTCTTGGAGCATCGCATTTTCGCTGTATGTGTTGTAATAAAATTCGTAACCATTTCGCTCAACAAGTATGTACTTTACTCCACTTGTTGACTGGTCAAACGCAGTGACTTTGATCCCTAATAGTTTCGCAGTCATGATGTATTGAGCAGGATTCATGTTTGGCGTTCCTATAACTGCTAAGTCTTCTCCTTTATACTTGTCTATCCCCGTAGTCGCACCAAAGTGACAATCATCTATTACATTAAACCCTAACTCTTTTAAGCTTGCTTTATGCTTTGCGTACGTAATCACATTTCGTTCCCCTACTATCTCCTTTGCATCATTCAAGGCTTGTAAGGTACCTCTCTCCATTTTGTTAAGTGAATTACGACTAAATGATTTGTCGTAATGCGTTACAATCTTTCCTTCTTTTTTAATTGTACCTATATCAATGAACTGAACTTCCTTACCAAAAGCTTTTCGATAGAGCTTTTCTGAAGAAGTGGCTGAAAGAATGATGATGTTAGTATCTTCAAAGTTACTGAATTCATTACGCTTGCCGTACTGGAAGACGCCTTGCTCTGTACGAACAAAGTAATCACATGTTAAGAGCGCTTCAATATTACCTTCAAAGGCTTCCACGTTATCCTGAATCAGCTTCTCTAGACGATCTGTATCGATAATCACTGTTAGTGGTTTCGAATACACACCCACTTCTACAGTCAAAAACTGATTAGCCAATACCTGCATTTGATTCTTAAATGAATCATCTTCTTTAATAGACAACGCTACGAGATTACCTACATCATTAGCTTTGATCTCTCCAGCACTGAACAGCTCAGTCATCATAATATCTTCATCGATAATCAGGGTATCTACTTTATTCTTTATATTAAATATGCGTTTATGTGTTACTAGCAAGTTCTCAGCATGTCTCATACTTTGTATAGCAGATGTGTAATCTAGAACTTGTTGCTGTTCTTCCGTAATGCTATCCACATGTAACTTCATGTATTCCTTGGAAAGATTAAATATTAAAGCCTGTGCTTTCGAGTGCATACCTACACGTTGAAGGTTATTATACTCAATCTCCTTAGTTATCGGCAGCTCTGGTCGTTCTGGAATTAGTAAGAAGTTATGACCCGCTTCTCTTAAACGATCGTGAAACTCACGTCCAAGTTTATGCGTTGGCACTGCAATCATTGTGCTTTCATGATTGAGCTTCGTTACACCTTCCGTTTTCCCAAGCCCGGTCTCCCCTTTGATGACAGTAATGTTATGTCCTTTCAATGCAAATGCGGTGTTCAAAGCTTTCTCGAATTTCTCTTCTGCTTCTGCAATGCTGATAGGTTCTGACGGCAATTCAATCTGCCGGATTTCCCCACGTTTAGCCCCAAGTTTTAATAAGATATTTGTTCGTCGATTCGTACATTCTTCAAAGAACGGACAATTATCAGAGGAACAGCTTGAAGGCATATATCCTTGAGCCTTTGCATAATCGATGCCGCGAACCTTCATTTCTTCTTTACGATTCTGTTCACCGTACTCACTGTTTAGATCCATTGCTTTCATGAATCGGGTTTCTCCACCCTCTAGTTGAATGTAGTTTAGTGCTAAGTGGTACCGACTACTATATGGAAGATATTCACCTGACTCATGTGCAGCAGCAAGTGCACATACCTGGGGAATTTCTTCTAAATCAACGTCTTTTCTCGTTTTCCAAGACGTCTTGTTCTTAAGAATCGATCTATCAGAATTAGGCTTCGGTTTGCCTTTACCTGTTGGTATTTTTATTGGCATGAAGTCAGCCTCTGCTGTATTAAAGTCTGCTTGTAATTCACCTACTTCATTTGTTTTGACAGCCGGAAATCCATTTGTCATATTGAGACTACACTCTTGACAGAACTTGTTGATGTGTCGGGAGTAATTCTTTGGGTCTTCAATACGATATTTAGTAGCCAAGGCTTTCACAATGTCCTCTGGAGTCAATATAGAATTCGTTTCTAAGATGTTCTCTAGACCACCAAAGAATAAGCGAGCTTCGTCCTTACATTGTTGATCTGTTTTGCCATCAAATAACCGCACTAATGTGTTATAGACCATAAAACGTACACGCTTGTCTTTTACAGGCTTATCCAAGAGAAATACAGCTCGGAACCTATGCGCTTCCTCTGTATGGTTGTATGTCGTATATGCAAAGATCGGTTGTACTTTGTATCGATTACAAATATAGGTGAACTCATCTATTGTCATCCCATAATCATAGTCCAACCCGAATATCTGTTGGGATGTCCAGCATTCATTCGCTCTACGTATAACACCATTACTGTCTGGGGTGTTAAAGTAACCACAAGATAAAGCATGTCCGTTGATTGGCGCTTGTTTCAGTTCTTCTATTGATATAGTTACTGGATTAGTCTGTAAACGTACTGAGACGCTCCCTACGTCGTTCTTTGTAGGTTTATGGGTAAACGTCTTCGGGTCGAGCATAAAGGTCACGGTCATGTCTTTTATATCGTTCATAGTAATCTCTCCCATTTTCTATTAATAGCGAAAATATAGGCGCTAAGAAAATACTAGGTATGAAAAAGAAGACTATCTCATTTTTGAGGAATTGACCGCGATCTCTATAGTATATATATAGAGGTCTCGATGATTTCCTCAACTTTGAGAATCTAGCTTCAGCATATTAGTTTCTATAAAGGCGCTTTTTATCTGAGAGTGTTTTTATGTTAGCTTTTTATCGGAAGTGTAATCGTCAGGCGACGATTTAATAGGAATGTTCTAAAGTAGTGCGGGATGTTTTGCAGAATAAGCGGCACCATCAGTCACCATGCGTCCGGATCGGCTTATTTGTGGGAGGATGTGACAGCGATTAAGTCTTTAAGGGAGCAGGTAAGCGGCAGCATTAGTGGGAGGCCTTCATACTCTAAGCTCAACCTATTTGGACTCATCAAGCAGTTATGTCCTTCGATAAATATAAAATAACATCTTTTTCAGCATGAAGCAAGTGTTTGGTTCTAGAATCAATTTCATTGCTAACCAACTAGCTTCTATTGTATAATTAATTTATAATTCTTACATTGGAGGAGCCATTTATGAAAAATAAGATTCGGGAAGTTCTGCCTGAAAGCCAGCTCCATAATCGTCTAAAGACTCGCGTATCAATTGGTACAACTATCAGTACAGATGTTTTGGCTTCTACAAAGGAATATGCAAAAGCTGAAGGCATGACACTAACAAATATTTTCGATATTGCTTTAACAGAATTTCTTGCAGCGCGCGGTATTACAGTACCAAATAAACCTGAATAACGTTTCAAAGGAGCTGATTGCAAGCTCCTTTTTATTTTCTATACAATAAAGCAGAGTATACCTGACACACCTTAAACCCTTGGTGCGTAAGGTCTCACGAGACATTGTAAAGACCCCCTAACACTCCTAGGACAATCCTTACAATAAATATTGCTATCTAATAAGCAATCCTAGCTGTGAAAAATCTATTTACATAGTCAACTACTCTTCATAAAACTGAAAAAAGTTTTTTATTTCGTTCTAACTTCTTTCATAAGATGCTTTAAGTGTATAGCAGAACTTTTTTAAAGCCTTGTAAGCCTTGGTACGTATAGGCTTAGAGCACTTCGTACAGACCCCCTAACACTCCTATGCTACAGCAGACTGTGAGTACTTCATACGAACACCTAAATCACCTTTCAGTCCACAACCAAGATCTCTCTATCCAGTTCAAGCTGTAACAATTCTTCAAAGAAGAAATTCTCTTTATAGCCACCTCTAAATTCAATCATCACACCTCTATTGGTCCTCTGCACAACTTTTCCTGACCGAACCTTATGTCCTCTATCTAGAAATGTAATCGTGTTGACGTTAATGTAATGACTCGCTAATTTGATTCGGTTACGTCTAGCCTCTACTATACGGGCCTCAGTTCGTTCTATTGTTTCGTTTTCTCTCATATGCTTAACACTCATTTTCATCTTCTCCTTTTTTGCGATAGCTTTTTTCACTATCTACATAATTACGGAGACCAATGCGACTATACACTCTTATCCGAAAAACTTTTATTTTTTTCAAGGGTATAGTTCCACAATTATTCAGCATCATTCAATTTGCTAGTTGACAACTATTTCAAATTTCTATATCATCTAACTACAGGCAATGTCATGTTGCCTACCACACACGATAAAGTTATAAATCCACTAACGATAAACGCGCACCCAAAGATAGCGCATAAGAATAGCACTAGACTGCATCTGGAGTATTCCTGATGCTCTAGTGCTGTCTATTCTTATGAGATATCCATTGGATGCTTTTTTTGTTTCCTCAATAAATCCACTACTAGTAAAGTTATTACCATACTCACCAAAAGATAAATAAACTAACAGAGATAAAAAATGGAGTTCGAGAAGATGATTATTGAATTAGAAATGCCACAAGGATTAGAAGTACAGCTCAGAGAGGTCGTACTTGCTACAGTGAAAGATGCTATGGATCAGCACCAGAAATCTTTACTCTCTAAAAACTGGATGAGCCTAAAAGAAGGTGCTGATTACGCAAACGTTTCTTACAACACATTTATCAAGTTCCGTAAACTAGGACTTAAAGTTTGTGAAATCGATGGTGTTAGACGTATATCAAAAAAAGAGATCGATGCCTTTTTAGAAAACAATAGTTATTAATAATTCTAAGAGGCAACGATAGCATTTGAGCTAAACGTCTAAAGTGTGATATATCTAGATTGCTAGGTAAACACTTTAGTGTCTAGCTCACCCCTACCTTGCCTCCAAGTAAGAATCGGGGGATTAAGTAATGGCAAAGAAAAAAACTACTTCTATTGAAGATTACACATTGAAAAATGGTCAGAAACGCTACCGCTTTAAGGTCTACGTTGGAATCGATGCGTTGACCGGCAATGAAAAGCGTACGACACGAAGTAACTTCAAAACAAAAAAAGAAGCTGAACTTGCTTTAGCAAGAATTAAAGTAGAAATCAGTAAAGGTACATTCCAGAACCAACGTGTAGAAACCTACGAAGATATTTATAAGCTATGGGTCGTGTCATATGAAAAAACTGTAGAAGCAAGCACTTTTGTGAAGACGGAAGGTATCTTCAGGAACCATATACTACCTTCAATGGGTGCATACAGAATCGAAAGGATACATGTAGATATATGTCAGAAGCATCTAAATGAGTGGGCATCCAAACTAAAGAACTTCAGGATGGTGAAATCGTACGCGGCGAAAGTATTGGACTTTGCAATTAAGCGTAATTTTATACAAACCAACCCTTTTACTTATGTAGATTCGCCTGTAAACAATAAAAGACAAAGTCTAACAGACGAAGATGAAATCGTGAATTTCTATTCACGCGAACAACTCATTGAGTTCTTGTCATGTTTAGAGCGAGAAGACAATTGTAAAGTATACACTCTGTTTCGCCTGTTGGCTTTCAGTGGGATGCGGAAAGGTGAGGCATTGGCACTTACGTGGAACGATCTCAACTTCACAGCAAATGAAATAAGGATCAACAAAGCCATTTCGCGCGGAAAAGATAGTCAGTTGTATGTAAAATCCACAAAAACAGGTATTGCCCGCACTATAAAGATGGATGAAAGTACAATGGCTATATTGAAGCTGTGGAAAAAAGAGCAGAAAAAAGTATATGAGGAGCTAGATATTAGTCTTTCAAAATCCCAGCAGTTGGTGTTTAGTAATGAACACAATGAATTTCTGCAACCAACCAAGACACGTAAGTGGATGGTGAGTGTGCAAAAGAAATATCAACTAGCACCTATTACAACTCATGGGCTACGTCATACGCATTGCTCCTTACTATTTGAAGCCGGTGCAAATTTAAAAGATGTGCAGGATCGATTAGGTCATAGTGATGTTCAAACAACCATGAACATCTATGCTCACGTTTCCGAGAAGGCAAAAGAAGAAGCTATCAATAGATTCGATAACTTCATGGGTATGTAG